CACACCTTAAACAGACCACCGCCATGTTGCAAGCCATCGTCGCCGCCCTAGTGGCCGCCCTTGTAGGCAACTTTGCCCTTCCAAGCAGAGACCTAACCACCTACGAGAGCCTGGGTCTTCCCGGCTATCGTACCCTGCACTCCAGCCCAGTCTTTTCTGTGCTTGAGACCACTGGCTTGAACAACCTTCTAGGCATCCCGAGTGACTTTGAACTTGAGGAAATTGCCTTTGACTGTCAGACCCAGCTAGACAATGACGCCACTTTGCTGTACCTACGTTCGCACAACCTGCCCACCCTGCCACGCACGCCTTTGCCGTACGTGTGTAAGAGGCTCCTCGCACGAGCAAAAGTTACAGAAGGCCGAGTTTACCCTCTGGTGCAATTTCTGACGTCACCCCTTGTTGCAGTGTCCTGGCTCCCCGCCATGAGCGTACTAGTCCTGGTCGTCTTGGCCACTCTTTGCGTTCTAACGGGATGGACAATCTACTCCTACTGCAGCAAATACCGGTTCATTACCCAAGAGTGCAACCGACCTCCCATGACACACCGGGAGGCAGCCGCACTCTTCAAAGCCGAGCTGAACAGGATCAACGGGGGAAGTTGGTTCTCTAAGCCCGGGAATGGGAATGGCCACTGGCACATGGCCGAGGTTCGCAGAACTCTCGAGCGTGCCGCCATGAGTGTACTACTGAGTATCGCTCCGCGCATCCGAGACATTGGTGGTTCTTTGTCCCGGAACAGCCACCTTGGGAAAGCTCTCCACATATGCTTCCCAGGTTCCACGGCTCTTGACAAGTTGAGAGCGGCTGTAACACCTGTATGCGCGAACGATGTTGGACACCACACTGGCGAAGACTGCCCAGTAAGCAACCTTCCTAGCATTATGACCTACGTGGACTTCCACCTTACCAGAAATGCTCTCGTCCGAGCGATTCGCAGCCCTACCTTCATCGTCACTCATGACTTTGGACGTCTTTTGGGCACTGAATCCTGGTTTGATGGTGAGACCACTGTGACCCGCACCGGTGACTTCATTGACATGGTCACGCGTGGAGGCACATCGTACTCACATGGATTCCATTCCTGGGAGAACGAAGGCATAGTTGCGACTAAGGACGGTGCTTTCAGCTACCAGCGCATATACGACGAGCACCACTCGATTGTGCTCTGGTGTGTGCCCCTGCCTGGCAGCTTTGATCCACTCAGTGAAAACACTCTCGCTAGCTCAGCGGGGACTGTAAACAAGTTCGAATTGAGCAGCGGCGCCACCGCAATCCTGGATGGGGACGAGTACTCAATCTCTGTCCCGCCCCAGGGCGCCGTCATGCGCGTCAAGGCATCCACCATCATCCGCACTGCTTTCCAAATGAGCTTTGCCGCAAGAGATGAGAAGTGGCATGCTAACTGCGCCAGCGTCCTCAGGAGTCGATTTACCACCGACTCACAACCTGAGGCCGCACTCCCGTCAGCACAAGAAATTGTGGTACACCTGGCGGACCTCATGTCCCTGACCTACAACAGGTCAGTCGTTGGAGACCCTGCCACCTACGGGCCCATTTCGCGTGCCGTGGTCAAAGCATTCCTTGCGATCAAAGCCAAGCTGCCCTTTTCAGCTGACCGGTTTGTGACTCGCTTGCTTCTGAACACGCGCACCCTACTGGGCCGACGGTGTGGCGCCTCCTGGGCATGGGCAACTGTTCGCGTTCCTACCTATGAGGTCCACTGGGACCGTGTCGCCTGCAAGCAAGTTGAGGCGCAAGGACGCTTGAAACAGCCCTTTCGAGACGCAGGGGCGGCTAGCGCTGCCCCCGCTTCTCACGTCAATAGCCCCACTCCCAGCACTAACAGCGGAAAATCAAATGGCGGGAATAGAAAAGCGAGTGTGTGCGATAGTACCACAACCGCATCCCGACCTGCTGGGCAGCAAACCTCTGGACACTCCAAGACCTCTCCTGTATCGTACAGATGCCCGTTTTCAGGCCGATCCGTTCAGCCTGGATGGCGGCGCCCAATCTGTGTGTTCTGGAAGAATCCCCCTTGCAAGTGTCAATCAGTATCTGGGAATCCCAAGCCAGTACCTGCAGCCACTCAAAAGCCAAAGCAAGCTGTGGCAAAAGACAGTACTGGAGATCGCGCGCCGCAGAAAGGTACAGGAACCAAACCTGCCTTGGCCCAGCGACCCCAGTTTAGAGGACCTGACCGACAGCTCCCCCTGCCTCCTCGGCAAGGTGGAGACAAGGTCACAGGGGCTCACTCATCCATTCCTAAGGACAAACCTGGACATCCTAGTGGAGCAATTCCTAAAGCTCAAGGAAAACCAGTGGCTTCAACCAATGGAGCCCATGCCCTTCGAGGAGTGGGTGACCCGCTTCCCCCTTCACCGGCGCCCGTTGTTGCGGCAGGCACGGTTGGAGGCGGAGCAACACGGCCTGACCAGTAAAGATGCGGTCATGGCCGTGTTCATCAAGACTGAGACTAGTACTTCCGCTACTGACCCAAGGAACATCAGCCCGAGACAGCTGAAGTTTCTCTCAGTCTTGGGGCCATATGTGGCCGCGATCGAACGAGCTGCCAAGGCTTGCAAATATCTTGTGAAAGGCATGAACCCTGAGGAAAGGGGACTTCACATTAGCAAGTTCTGGCGAGGCAGTGTTGTCGAAACAGACTTCTCACGATTTGACATGACCGTTTCCCTGGATATAATCCAGCAATTAGAGAGACGCATGTTCCGCAAGGCTTACCCGCGCGGCACCCAACCGTTCCTTGATGAGCTACTTCCATTGCTCGAGAGGTTGGAGGGTGTTAGTGCAATGGGCGTCCGGTATTCTGTGGCCGGTACGAGAGCTTCTGGTGATGCCCACACATCAATCGCAAACGGGGTGATTAACCGTTTTGTGATATGGGCTTGCCAGAGGAACATGGACCCAAGCACCTGGGTCAGTTTCCATGAGGGAGACGACGGTATCATACACTGTGACACCGATGTCAAGAGACAGCTCTGCGACAACCTTTCATTTGCCTCGTTCCTAGGCTTCAAGCTCAAAGTGATCGAGCCACTGTCTCACGCGCACGCCAACTTTTGCGGCAGGCACACTTGTCCTGAATGCCACCGCGAAATGTGCGACTTACCGCGTGCACTTGCCAAGTTTCCTACAACCTTTAAACAGGGAGAACTCAAATCCCTGGTCCTGGCCAAGGCTCTGTCCTATTATGCCACGGATGCTCACACCCCGATCATTGGGCCCCTCTGCAGGGCGCTCATTGCTCACCTCTCTCCAGTGGTGAGTGACCGGCTCATGGCCCGCAGGATGCGGAACATGGGCTGGTATGACCGGGCTCGTGTAGCTAGAGGCATGGTGAAGAACCATGAGGAAGTTCGCGAGTGCTGCCGCGCGCTAGTCTCTGAAGTGGACGGCTGGTGCGTGAAGTTGCAATTGGCGTGGGAGGATCAACTCTCCACATGGAGAGACGGCGTGTGGGAGATACCCCCTGTCCAGGTTGAGGGATACCTGGTCGACACGAAGGGGTACACTATCCACCAGGGTTAAGAGCCGGCGTTGGTCTTCCGGCGGTGCCCTAGACCCGGTTGTAGTCCATATGGACACTGAATCTTGTTGGCATCTGCCCGTAAGATCTACCTGCGTTCTTTGCAATGACAGGAAACAACCGCTCATCCACCGCCGGACGACTGGCCAAGGGCCAGCTACCCAAGCGTCAAAGATCCTCCCGACAGCGCAAGGGAGCCCGCCAGCCTCGCGTAACCCGCCAGGTTGGCAAGCTGATCAACAGTATGACAGCTCTCACTCTTATGGAGTCCAACTCCAATGTGCGACCCATGAACAACTCGTTCACGCGCATGAGTGGATCCGACTTCCTAGGCAACCTCTCTGTCAAGAAGTCAACCGCCACTGCCGCTGGTAAGATTCTCAGAACTCTGCCAGTTAGCCCGAATGCCCTCGTTGGCACACGGCTTGAGCAGTTGGCCGGGCTGTGGGAGCGCTACCGCTTCCGCAAGTTCCGGGTGAGGTATGTACCTGCCGTGCCTAATACTCTTGGGTGTCAACTCATTTGTTACCAGGACACGGACCCACAGGACGACCCCACCACCATCACTGACGCTGACGCGCTGTTAAGACAGGCCACCGCACAGACGGGTTCCCAGCAATGGAACTTCAACTCGTCCAAGGTGATCCACCTGGCTCAGCGCGGTGACAAGGAGCTGTACTATACCGGCCCTGTGAAGGAGAACCCCAGGTTCAACCTCCAGGGTGTGGTGTACATCCTCCAAGTTACCGACCCCGTCAACTTCAACGGTGGTGCCATTGAAGGCGATGAGCTGCAAGCTGGTTCGCTGTATGTGGACTGGGAGATCGACTTTCAGACTCCCCAGATCAACCCCACTGCAGTTGCAGCTGCTCCCCCCGCAACTCCTGACTTCGAGATCAAGTCTGTAGGAGTGCACGATTACATTTCCGTACCTGCTGGACAGTCCGTTGGCGTCATTGATGCCGATGTCAAGTTCCAAGGAGCGTCCGTAAAAATCATGCTCTCCGGCCACATCCAGCACAACCTGGTGTCGGCTACCGCAGACCTCGTGGAGGTGAAGGCACTCCCAGTTCAGACTGAGGACCATGCCTACCAACTCACCACCGATGGGCTCGACCTGTTCCAAGTGGACCTGGTCTTCTACAAGCCCTAAAGGAGTTTGCGCTTAGGCCCCCCCGACTTGCCTCGTGCTGACCAGCAACAGGACCTTGATTTCAGGGCATGTGCTCCCTGCTTGAGTCATCCTGTTGCTCGCCACACCCGGCAGTCACAGCACTAGATATGGGCCCGCGAGCCCGCGTAGAGCCAACTCTTAGCGCACTAGTGCCAC